ACTTAGTAGGATAATCGCAAAGTTGATTATTGATAACGCAAGCGTATTCAGAAATATGGTCTGCTTCGTGATGGTCAATTACCAGGACATCAATTCCATCTTTATGTAATTGTTCATGCACCTCATAGTCGTTTGAACTAGAGTCTGGCGCAATAACCAGTTTTACATCTTTTGGAACAGTGTCATAAATAATGCCATGAGCCTTTCCCTCATGCAATCTATACACAATATTATTCTGTACAAAAGCAGGGAAAAGACGATTAAGATAGTTGATTAAAGTGGCGGCCGACGTATACCCGTCGCAATCACTATCTATCTAAAGAAACACTTTATCATTTTGTGATATGTGTTTAATTAACATTTGAGCGCCATCAACTATTCGTTTAATAGTTGTAGGATCTAAAATGTCATTATCAGATGTATTTAAATAGTGTTTTACATCTGCAAGGTTAATACCTCTATTAGTGAGCACCTGTTCTACCATTGACATACTTGGGACTCTTGGTGCTATTAGTTGATAATTCATATGAACAATCAACCTCCTTTCAAGGTATCACCATACTAAATATTTGAAAATTGTTTCATATATTCAAACCCCTTTCACCCAAGTGCAATTCGCTCTTTAAACAATTGCAAGAATTTGTCTTTACCCTCATCAATGGGACTAGATTTATATCCTGTAATCATTTTTTTATCAAATATAAAACTCATTTGAACATCATTTTTATATTTATTATGCAACTTTGTTAAGTTTGCGGTCAGATGTTTGAATTCATTATCTCCAATTTCTTGAAACTGTCTATCAAATGCAACAATAATTTCTTGAGCCCCAGCCTCCATAAGCATATGGATTTGATGGGCTGAGATATTACTACCACAACAAGCAACAGAAATATCACAGTCAAAATACGATTGATATAATAAACAAGATTTTTCAGATTCAAAAATAATAGCCTTACCCAAGAAATTAATATTCATTTTACTACAATTCAAATTATATAAATTCATTCCAAGAGGATGATTATACATTTGTTTCATAATTTTAATTGGTCTATATTTGCCGAACCGCTCAATATCATCTTGCGCGAGGGCTCGACCACGCAATCCTACGAACCGACCATCCGCATCGAAATGAGGAATAGTAATCATATCCGTGCCGGGGTAATAACCAATTCTTGCTTTATCCATCACTTCTTGTGTAATACCCTCCTCTAACCAAGGAGTTATTTGTACATTATAATTTAATCTATCCAAAATAATTGGATCATATTCTTTCAAGCAAACTGAATAGTCTTTAACTTCAATTTCCGCCAATCTGTCATAATTATCTAATAGTTTCCAATCGGCAGATTCGTTTTCTTCAATTACATAATCGCCAGACAATCCGAATTTCGCAGCGACCAACCGCACAGCGTCATTCAAATCCAATTCTTTACGATATTGAATATCAAAAACCTTCATTGCCAATTCGAAAATATCAAATGTTGAATCACAACCAGTATAACATTTAAATAATGTACTATTATCATAATAATATAATTTACGACTTCCTTCTCCTGGAAGATTATGACAGATGGTTGTAGAGAGGATACCAAAGTCTGTGTACTCTGGATCCCCTCCCCATTCCACTAATAAGTCAAAGATATTTTCAGTACTAAGGCTTTCTTTTATCTTAGACTTATCAAATGAAATCATAAATCAACCAAAACCTTTGTACAATGATATTTTAGACCCATCTGATTATTTACATAATCAATAAGCATTTGTTGCTTATTCTTCTTAGGGCCTTTATGGGTTTTAATAATGTGTTGAGCCAAAGTATTGCTCATAGTATACTCAACACTGCCCGCCTTTTCGGACAATTCACCGTCTTTGTGAATAACTACTCCAAATTTCTTACTCATTGTATTTTCTCCTTTTAATCTTAAAATGCACCGGGGTCTTCTGTAATAATTTTAATATCTTCAATACTTAGGATTTCATAATCATAAGTAGTTGCGAACATTGGTTGCACTCGACAACAACCTAAATCTGCCTTACACCATAAGATAATTCCCTTATATCTTCCTCGTCTATTCTTATAAACAGACATTTTGATTGTGGGTCTATCAAATGTATTTAAAGACAAAATACTATCAAGTGCTTGGATATCTTCATCTTTAACACCCAATAGAATTGAACCATAGTCAATTTTATCAGCGATTGCTTTTGCGCCACGCAATAGGTTCTGGTCAGGAGTTTTTGCATCCTGGTAATCGCCATTCAACTGTGTGGCAGACATAATGAAAATACCATACTGATTACACAAATCTTTTAGGCGAATAGATAACATAAATAGAATATTATCTTCTCTTAACTTAACGCCACCAGAGCGCTTAGTGATTTCTTCTAAAATCTTTAGACTTGTGTGAATATAATCATGGAACACATACTTAACATCTCTATCACGAATATTCTTCTTAATTTTATCCTCAATATCTTGAAGCGAGAAATCGGGAAGAACTTCGATATATAATGGGGACTCGCTTAAGATTTGCGCGGCCCGCAGGACACGCTCCTCTTCATCGCCCTCATAAGTACCATTAAGAATATGTTCTTCATTTACCGCAGACAAGAAAGCCAACATCATAGTCTGAATTTCTTCTTTCTCCTGCTCAGTTGTAATATATAAAGTTGGTTGAGAAGTACCATTCTTAATCCAACCAAATACATCGTCATAAATCCAGTTACAAGCAATATAACAGGCGTCTGCAATCATTGTACGAGACTTACCGACACCAGTAGGGGCAGACCGCAAATAAAACTTTTTCAATCTTGCGCCACGAGTAACTGTATTTACAAGAGGCCCATATAGCGGTACACCGACTTCTGGAAATTGCTTTAATCTTTCAATTAAATCAACAATTCCTTCACCGGCCTGGTAAGCATCGCCATATACATCATCTACATACTCTGAGCGAATTGCATCAATTCGGTCATCAACCTTTCGTGCAATTTCATCCAAAGTTGCATTGTCCAAATAATCTTCTTGTAGTTGTTTCTTTTTAACATCTAAAATATTATCTGGGTCGTAAATAAAAGATACATCAATGCCATAAGAATCATATGCTCTTAGCAAAGACATTTTCTTTAATCTACTATAATAATAATCGAAGGTGGAAGGCATGGCATTATCTGCTACTTTAAGTAACCACTCTTCTCCTTTTTGCTGTTTAAACACCGCTTCACTTTTGGGTCTTTGCGCCAAGAAATCTCCAATGCTTTCAAGTGAAATACTTTCGGCTCCTAGTTCATGTAGTTTATAAATTGCTCCAAAAGCAATTTTATGAAACTGGTCTTGGAAATCATTATCTGTGATAGTATATTTATCAGTGTAATCTAATAATTGAGGAGTATTAAATACACACCCAATAATTTGCATCACTGCGGTAGGATCTATATATTTACTACTCATGTTTCACCCTCTTCATCTAAAAAAGAAAATAGTTTGCGCTTTTCTACATTTCTTTGCGGGACAGGAATTCTAATCTCTCTGACTACTGGAATATAGTCTGAAATTTTCTTTCCTTCATTCTTTTGCTGTGCCTCCCAAAGAGCATAATAATAATTGTATGCGTCTTTATAAATATAAGGTAGAATACCAATACCACTTCGCTCTTGGATTGGATTGCCTTTTATTTCATGGAAGTATACAAGTGCTTTTAACATACCGGAATAACTATAATTATATTCTTTAATAAAAGAATTAATCTGTTTACGGATTAAAGGAGGAACAAATTCACAATCAAATAATTTCATAATATACTCATCAAGTTTTTCTGCGTCAGTGCGCTCTCTAGTTGCTTCAAGCGCAACACATTCTTTATGAGCATATTTACCATTACTTACTTGTTCATATTCCACTTCAGTTTTATTAAAAGTTTTTTTACAATAAACACAAGTTGCGAAGTCATTTGGATCAATAATAATTGGAGGTGTAGAGTTAGTTTTGACGGCTTCCCGCAAAGCACAATCTGCATGTGCGTATCTAGTCTTCCTCACCTTGGAGTAAGCAACTTTATCTCTGTCAAATTTTTCAGAGCAATAAAAACATATCACTGAATGTGCTATTCTAAACACTCCTTTCACTTATATGTATATTATATCATATTTTTATTAAAAAATCAACCCAAGGCGCTTCCACCTTGGGTTGACCTCTATATGAGGAGGTATTACAGCAAATCCTCTTTTAGTTCTACATTGATTAAGTAAATTAATTCAGCCTGCTCAGGAGTTGCTTCAGCAACTTTCTTACCCTTACCAAGATACTTATCAACAATAGCAGTAATCTTGGGTCCGTTAGCCTGGTTCTTTGTCATAATCTTACCGACAATTTCATTAAACTCAGCCTTCTGGATATCATACTCATAAGTTACTACAGTAGGCACAACAGCCTTTTCATTAGTAACAAACTGGTTGCCAGTAGCATCAGCCTCAGCATCAATAGCACGATTTAGAGCATCGACCAAAGAAGTGTAACTGAAATCTACTTCAGGCTCAATCATTTTAAAACGGCACTTGCAATCAATTCTATCATCGGGAGAACGAAGAATTAATTTGCGGGCGCCCTCTTCAACATCAATATATCCCATAATGTCGGACATATTTTTGATAATTTCATTGTAAGCAGTAGAGCAAGAG